CATCTTGGTTGTCGAGCAGAGAAGAAACTCGGTATTCCTACCGGAAAATGGGACTGTGTTGCTGGCACACTTACGCGTGCACAGTGCGACACAGCCGTTGACTACCTTCGGAAGCAATTCCCAATTGGAGTTAGCGGAGGAGACCTTCCAACCACGCAATATGGTATGGAAGTGCTTCGTTCTCCCAAAGCCCACGAGAAGGCCTATCCAGGTACCTTCGATGAAACAGCTGGTTTCGAGATCTATGGTAGCACACATGTCCGTGCTCAAACCAAATCGAGAGTGATTGATAGTCCTCTTAAACCTTTTATTAAGGAGATCTTTAAACCCGATGTCGATTTTGGGCCCCCACAAATGATTCCCAACTGGACACCATACAACACGACTCTTGATCATGCATCAAAACCTGAGATGAGTTATCCGCCTAAGCTTCTGCAACGAGCAAAAGAAGATTGGTTACGACCACTTCTTATCCTCGTAAAGAAACATGTTGCTGGGCCTAGTGAGGTTTTTAGGAAATTAACCTTGACTGAGAGCATTATTGGTGTTAGAAGCAAACGTTTTATTGACCCGCTTGATATGAGTACTAGTATGGGATTTCCCGTACTTGGTCCAAAGAACGTTTGGTTCGAAGATGTCTTTGATGAAAAAGGCACTTTGGTCGATCGCATTCCTGATCCATCTATTGTTGAAGAAATGGACAGAATGCTGGCCTGCTGGGCCAAAGGTGAGCGCGCGTACCCAATCATGCGCGCTTGTCTCAAAGACGAACCAACACCTGTTGGTAAGGAGAAAGTAAGGGTTTTTCAATCTTGCCCAATTGCTTTTTCCATCCTTGTCAGACAGTATTTCTTACCTGTCATCCGATTTATCGGTTGTCATCCTAGAGAAACTGAATGTTCAGTTGGCATTAACTGTTTTAGCCCTCAGTGGGAAGAATTGATGACATATGCCGAGAAATATGGTACTGAACGTACTCTGGCCTTCGACTATTCCAAATATGACATTACTTGTTGTTCTCAGGTGACTGCCATGGCTTTGCAAGCCATGATAGATCTTGCTGAGGAAGGTGGATATCCTGCAGAGGATCTCACTATTATGCGAGCAATGTTAACCGAAATAGTCCATCCAATGATTGATTGGAATGGTACACTATTGCAATTTTTCAGCATGGTGATTTCTGGAATCAATTTAACAGTCCAAATGAACTCTATAGCCAATTCTTTCTACATGCGCATGCATTTCTTTGCGATGTATAGAGATGCCCTTGATTTCAGGTCTGCTCAAGCCGTTACTACTTATGGTGATGATGGCTATGGTACCGTACATCCTGACTATCCTAAGATAACTTTTACTAGTTATCAAACATGGTTGGCTAAGTATGGTAAGAAGATCACCCCTCCCGATAAGACAGCGGAGGCTGTCGACTATCTCCCTGGTTCCGATTTCCTTAAAAGAAATTCCGCCTACATTCCTGAAATTGGAATGCGGATTGGGTGTTTAGATGAGGCGAGTCACTTTAAGAGTTTGATGTGTAATCTTTCTTCAAAAGTTGAAACGCCTGAAGATGTTGCCCGATCTTCAATTGCGAGTGTCATGCACGAAGCGTTTGCCCTTGGAAGGGAACGCTACGAGTATTGGCAAGAGAACCTTAAGAAAGTCTGTGAACGCGCAGACATTCTTTGCCCTATCCTCAACGTAACTTTTGACGAACGCGTTGAGGCTTGGAAAGAAAAATACGGTCCGTCACTGGGACCCAACCCAGAAACAAATGAGAATCTCCTTACATAAAACAGCGTACACCAACTCCGCAAATAATAGAGTGGTTACATACCGTAGCGATCGATAAATCGTTAGAGTTGGATGACTCGTCCCCTTT